AACTAAATCACTATAACCACCTTCTGGTCCATATATGTTTTGAATATATGCTGCATCAATAAAAAATTCATTTATTAAATCAAGATTTGTGTCGTTTGGATTGTATGGTCCAGAATTTGAATCTACAGGATATGGTGCACCTGGTAATGAGTATTTACCATTGAACCCACCTTCTGGTCCAAACTCATTTAACGGATATAATGTATTTGCAAAGGTATTTGTTGATATTAATGTGTCTGGTGAATCAATAACACTACTAACTGTTAAATTTGTTTCGTAATTAATGTTTGTTGTTGGCCCGGAAAACGTACCTGGAACCGAATATGGTTTTAAGTTTCTAGAAATTAGTTGATTTCTAAAACTTGATGAATTAACAAATGATAAAACGCTTTCGGCCATTCTTGTATTTTATTAATAAATACAATTTTTATTGTTTTTTTATGATGTTATTTTTGATTACTGGTTTTGATTAGGATTATATTTAGTGACAACATCATAAATAATTTTGTTCATTTCTGGGTTGTTTTGGAATTTATCCGTTAGTATTTTTACTATTTCATTTTTTTGCTCTTCCGTCAAATTTTTTAATGACCCATCAGAATTTGTTAAATCAACCGTTGTTCTATTTTCAATGTTAACATTGTTTGTTTGTGTTTGATTTAATTTTTCTTGAGAAATATACGGATCAAGAGATTTAAACTCAGCCTGTTGTGGACTCATAGCGGTTACACCACCAATATTAGCATAGGTGTTGGCGGCATTTGCCTTCACGTCTGTTATGGTGTTTTTAAGGGCTAGTGTACCTTCGTCTTTAAGTTTTACAAATATACTGTTAAGTTGGGGCATAATATCCACCAAACTTTGCATTACGTCCTTAACAGAACTAGATGTGATTCCCTCTGTTCCTAATTTTACAACACTCTCTTCTAAACCACTAGTTAATTTTTGACCCTCCGTTCTTATACCACTGGATTTTGGTGCTCCGTATATGTTTTTTGCAGCTGCTTCACGAGTACCTAAATTAAGGTCCGCTAGTCTTTGAATAGTTGGCATACTTGCAACGCCATAACCTGCGGCTTTAGCACCACCTGCAGTGTTGAATGCGATAGTTTCTAGTGCCGTTAATTGTTCTGCTGCCAATTGTTCTGCAGATTTATTTTGGTTTGCCTGATCTTTTCGTAACTCATTAAGTTGATCTACAGTTAATTTTTCAACGTCAACGGATTCCATTTCACCTGTTTTATCATTCATCAACTGAACAACCGCTTTACCGTCTTTCATTTGTGACATATTAGCGATTAATGTTTTATCTTCCTCACTAGCCGCAAAACTTGGGAATTTAATCTGTTTTAATTTCATATCAAATTCTGATGACTTAATTGCCATACCCGCAAGTTCGTCCGCAGTCATCCCCATTGCTTCCGCAACCTCACGCATTTGTAATTTAGCACCTGGTAAGATTTCAAACCCAGTACCATCCGCTTTTAACCTTGTGAATTGTTGTGCGACTTTTGTCATCTCTCCAGCTAATCTTTCAGGGTTGTTCATCGCTAAATCCATTGCGTTTAATGGATCTAATAATTCAGTAGATGTAACACCAAGTCGTTGTAATGCAGATGAAAATTCAATTGCACTTTCAGGGTTTAATAGTTTTTCAGCTTTATTTAACACTTTGTCCATATTAACACCCATTATCGCGGAATTTGCAACCATTTTCGCCAATCCCTGGACACCATTTTCAAAATTAAAAAGATTTAGATTTTTTAAATTAGTTACAACTCCATTTGTTACTTCTTTAACATTAACACCAATACTTTTTGCGTAACCTGCGGCTTTTGACATCTGAGTACCAACGTCAGACAATTGAACACCAACACCTTGGAAACTCGTAACTAATGCACCAACATTATGATCCGTAAGTTTAGCTGTTGCACCTAATTCTACAATGGTCTCACTAGCAATGATTGTGTTTGTTTTAAGCGCCGCAGGAATGGCCGTAATATTACTTAATGCTTCTTCTTGGGTAACACCAAGTTTCATTAACTCTGGTACGGTATCGGCAATAGTCGTTCTCAGTTCGGATGCTCTTGCTCTACCGATACCCATTGAATTACCAAATTCTTGAGCCTTAATTATTAGTTCATTGACGTTACCATCTATTTCAGTGAAAGATTTACCTATTAATGCTGCGGAGTCTATTCCTTCGCTAAAAGCACTGCCTAGTGATAATGGCCCGTCCTCTGAAGTTGTCCCACCTGAATCTGATGATGTTACAGAACTTTGACCGGCGCTATAGAGTTTTTCAGCATATGATTTTTCTTCCTTTGAAAACGTGTTCCACGGTTTACCAAAAATTTTTGCAGCAAGGGCTTGAATGTCCATTAGTATTTTATACTATAAATACTTTATCACCCAATTTTATTTGGGTTCGCGTCGTCAATCATTTTTTGTATTAAATACTTACGAGCATACGTTGGGACTTTTAGAAATTCACTATATTGCATATGTAAGGATTTAGATAAATAAAAAAATTCATCTAACATATGTTGCGAGTACTTAGAAGAAAGGCCGAAAAAATTCCACCCCAAAGTTGATCTCAACATCAACTTTTTCTCCAGACGGGGCTATTACTGTTTTTTTAAGATCTAATTTAGGTTCATTTTCTTTCATAAACGATCTGATGAATTTTGAGTCTCTAATCGGCATTGTTTGTACAAATGTTGATATTTGATTACCATCTGTACTACCATTTAACTCAACAATCATTTTTGACAACCTCGTTGTAACTATTGGTGCATTATACCCTACTGGATATAAATTAACAATGTTATCAATTTCCATTGTGTCTGTTAAACTTAATAACTTTAGTTTTACTTGTGTGTTTGAAACTGGTAGTGTAACACTAAACAATCCATTTTCATCTGGTTGAAATACCGGTTTAACGATATTTAACTCATCTAACATAATTGATGTCTCAAAACGTTTACTTGTTTTTGGATCTGTAACAATAATATTATATTCTGGACCAAAAGAAGTATTTCTTAAAAACAATAGTATCGCCTCAACATCACCCTCCAATAATTCTTCAGGTCTAATTTCTCGTTCATAAAGTTTATTTCTTAATAACGGAATAATTATTGATTCTTTAATTGTTTTGGCACCATCAATATTGACTAATATGTTTTCGTCTGATGCGGTTAAATAACCAACTTTAACATTTTTCTTTTTTGATTTATAAAAAATACCACCAGACGGTAATGGTACCACATCGTGTGGTAAATTAAAATCCATTTGACCGTGAGTTATTAAATCTTGCTCCATAATTTTTTATTAAAATAATAATAATGAAATATGAAGTTTTAAATAGTTTACTTTATTATATTTGCAAAAAAAGATTTTTCTATTTACTTTCAGTTATTTTGAAATTATATATATTAATATAACTTACTTAATAACTTATATATAACTTAATTAATAAGTTTATTTATTAAATATTATTTATATAACATATATTATTAATAATAACTTAATACTTTTTCTTACTACCTTCTGATGTTAAATAAGTTTGTAAGATATTATCTTTCTTTTTACTAAAATGTGTTTTTATTTTATCTACGTTTCTAACATCATCATCTGAAAACCCAATGTTTGGTGTGAAATAGTTGCTAATTTTATTTTTCATAAACGCTTTTTTCTGTAATCTATGTGATAACAACATCACGTATCTAACAAATGTTTCCATAGCGTCAATTTTACCTTGTTCTGGATTTATTGCAGAACCATCACCAAATGATACTGGATGAAATCTACATAAATCTAAATAGGATCTAATTAATTCGTCATCGGAAAGTAAAACCTCATCAGCCAATTCTCTATATTTTTTTAAAACTTTAATAAGTTTATTGGATTTTAATCCGTGTTTGTTTGATGTGATTAAACGATATACGGCTTCTTTTAATACCGCTGGTGTGTGACCTCTTGCTGTTATTATTGCAAAAACAGAACCATTATTAACCGCTTCCACAAAATCATTCCACGCGGGTCCTGTTGTTGCTTTCATTGCGTCACGTAAGAAATGTTCGTCACCACTAACTTTAAAGTCTCTGAACGGATTGTCATCAAAACCAACAATAATACTATCACCATACTTAAAAGGTGTTACACCAATTTCAGTCCTGTGTTCAGCAAAGTTCTCTGTTGACATACCAACACTATTTCCATCTTCATCTTTAAGATAAATCTTTGTTGGCATAAACATAATATTATCATCCCAATCAAATGCGTAATATTTCATAGTTGGGTTTGGTTTCTCGTCTATCATTTCTGTTAACATATTTCTTTATTTACTTGACAAAGTTATAATTTTTTATTTAACCAACAACATTTTTTTAAAAAAACTTATATATAAAAAATAAGATCCCCCAAATTACTTGGAGGATCTTACCTTGTTTTTTTATTTTATTCTGATTAAATGTTATCAAATGAAGCACCAGTAGGTGTGATATAGAACGTAATATCGATATATTCAAGCGCGCGAGTCGGTTTGATATACACCTTCCCCGTCAACTGATTTCTATCTAAATCGGCAGTATCACTTGATACCTCAACTCTAAAGTCATATAAACCTCTATCTCTTCTAATCGCGTCCAAAATTGGATTAACAGCGTTCAAGAAGTCTTGTCTAACTTGTTCATCGTTTTGGTCAAATAACAACCTTACAGAAACCGCAGATATTAATTTACGTGCTTGTAATAACAATCTTCTAACGTTAATTCTATCAAGTGCCGATTCTCTAACTTGTAGTGT